GAAGCCACTCGTCGGGCCAACATCAACAAGGAGATATTACGCAAATGAAACTACCAACGCTAGAAGAAATGCGTGCTGAATTAACAAAGGGCGACAATCCTTTGAGCAAAAAAGACGCAGACTTGAAAGATGAAAGATTTGTTCGAGCCTACTATTCTTTGCGTGTTTATCAGGAGCTCCATCCCAAAGCTACCAATAAAGATATAGCTCAGTTTATGTTGATATTGCTTAACAGCTACGACTTAAATTTCAAAGATATTTTAGATGTCAACAAGATAACCATGTTTTATATCTTTGATATTAATAAAGATGATCCTGAATTTAATAGCATGCTCAAAGAAGAGATACGCAACTACCAAGACCAAATCTATGAACTTAAACGTAAGATTGTCCTAGCTGAAGAAGAAATAGATAAAAAGAAACTCCACTAATGCGTTGTATAGTTAAAGGTATGTTTTTTGCAGATGACGCTATTGTTCGAGAACAACCAGAGATCCTAGAGTTATTTAAAAAAGCGGTTGAGCGAAACGAAGTGTTCTTTGAAATTTTAAACGTAGGGGCTACGCAAAAAAGAATAGATGTCCAAGACTTAGTAGAGGAAAACCAAAGACTCAAACGCCAACTGGCAGAACTAAAATGACTAGCTCAGAGCTCTATATAATTGTAATCGTGCTTGCCTTAACTGCTTTTTGCTACATTTTTTTAGATAGATGATAGATATAATTTTACTAATACTTTTTATTTTTATACTTTGGAACATCTTAGCTGCTGCTATCTTATACAAGGCCAAGTTAAAAGAAGAAAACAAACAAGATATTATTGAATGTAAATGGGAGCGCGAATAAATGGCACTTAAACTATATGCAAGCGAAGAAGAAAAGGGTCTATTGATTGCAGCCCTGTCTAACTATGGCAAGCCTTTGCTTGCAGAAAAGAAACCGTCAAGGGAAACCAAAAAAAAACTAGCTACAATCGAAAAGCTAATTCATCAAATACATTTTGGGCGCGAACAATGAGCCTGCTTGAAGAATTATACTTTGCCTGGTGGTTTGCCGATCAGGTCAACGCCAAAGCTGAAAAGCTAATTAAAGAACATCATGCAAATAGGTAAACCCGCAGAGTGCTATCCATTTAAAGATGAGCAAGGCTTTGTTTTCTTGCCACTTAAAAGCACCAATCTAACTTTGTCCTTTACAGGCACGCAAGAACAACACGCAGAAATAACAAATTATTGGAACAAGATCGGCAGCCCCGCATACAAAAAAAACAAAACCAATATCGAAAACATTTTAGATCTCAAAAGATCTTTACGCAAATTACCCAAGCCTTTGTTTAACAATGGCGTGATACAAACTTTAAAACTGGAGTATGAATATGATAGATGAACTAAAAGAATATAATTTTACCAAGCAAGGCGATGCCTTTGTTTATAGCGACGTGCCTAACGCTGTTTACCATGATGGCCCAGGTATTTCTAGTTCTTTTGTCAGAGCCTTTGGCAAGTCCCAAATACACGCCATTCAAAAAGAACAAAAGACCACGCCGCCTATGAACTTTGGAACGGCTGCTCACTCTTATATTGTAGAGGGTGAATCTGCCTTTCAAAACGATGTTGCCGTTATAACTGGATCGCCTTATACCAATGCTAACAAAATATTAAAGCAAGATTATTTAGAGCGTGGCCTTACTGTAATTAATGAAAAAGAATACAACGACATCAAAGGCATGCGCGACAATTTAATTGATGAAGCCTGGATGTATATCGACTCTGATTCAAAAGTAATTGAAAACAGCTTTTATTGGTATGAGGGCGATGTCCTTTGTAAATGCAGACCAGATGTTTTTTGTTCGCCTGTAAAAAAACCCTACGCTGACAATGACATCATCTTGGTCGATTATAAAACAACCAAGAGCTGTAATCCTGAAAGCTTTATTGAGTCAGTCAAAGAATACGGCTACGACATGCAAGCATCTTGGTATCGACGTGGTTTGCAACAAGCAGGCTACAACGTCAAAGATTTTATTTTTGCTGCTCAAGAAAAAACTCCGCCTTACGCATCTAAACTCTTTCGTATGAACAACGAGCAAATGGATAAAGGTTGGGAGCGTATGGCAAAATTCTTAGACAATTACAAAGAATACGAAGAAAATGGCAAGCCAACTATCTACAATCAACCAAATTTAGTTGATTTGTCTATTTGACTACAATTATTTGATAAAATATTTGTATGAACCCATATAAAATAAACAGTCCGTCTTTACTCACTTTTAGTGGTGGAAGAACATCTGGATATATGTTGAGAAAAATATTAGATGCAAACAATAATTCTTTGCCTAAAGATATGTTTGTTTGTTTTGCTAACACGGGAAAAGAAATGCCAGAGACTTTAGATTTTGTTAGAGATTGTCAAGAGAAATGGAATGTTAAAGTGCATTGGCTTGAAATAGATATACATGAAGAAAGACCAATATATAGAACAAAAGAAGTTGACTATCTGACCGCTAGCAGAAACGGAGAGCCTTTTGAAAATCTTATTAATAAAAGAAAAGTTATTCCTAATGTTTTTCAAAGATTTTGTACGCAAGAATTAAAAGTAAATGTGTTTAAAAGATTTATGAAAGAGAAGGGATTTAAGGAGTGGACTACTTTTTTGGGCTTAAGAGCAGATGAGCCTCAAAGAGTTGCAAAACAAAAACAAGCAAACAGTACGGGTAAAAATAATTTTGAAAGTTATATGCCTTTATATGAGGATCAAGTCACTAAACATGATGTCATTAATTTTTGGAAAAATAATGATTTTGATTTAAAGCTAAGTGTGATAAATAATCAGACTGTTGCTGGTAATTGCGATTTATGTTTTTTGAAAGGGACAAAAATTAAGCTACAAATAATCAAAGAAAAGCCAGAGCTAGCTGATTGGTGGATTGAAAAAGAAAAACAAAATGTAAAATTTGCAGAAGAAAGAAATGATAAAACTTATACCGAAATAGAAAAAAGATTTTTTCATTTTAATAAACAAATTAGCTATATAGAGTTAGTTGAAAAAAGTAAGGTTGATGCAAAACAATTTGATTTGTTTCCAGATGATTCTATAAGTTGTTTTTGCCACGATTAAAATAGATAGCAAAATTTAGGGCCCTTTTTCCAAAATCGACCTCACTCGGCTTTGTTCCTGCACATATCTGTGGCTGGTCTAACATCTAGTATCTAAAACACCAAAATTTAAACTACGAGCGTCTGATAGCCCCTTATAGGGTTTGTTGAAATGTCAAGTAAAAAAGGTATGAGCGCGGAGTTTTATGAATGATGATGGCGCCCCGCGCTCATGGTCGATGAAGAACCGCCATCAAATATATTTACAAGCTTGGCTTTTTAGGTTTTGCCTCGCTATTACTAACACCCAAGTCAGGAACATCGTCCTTTGGTGGGAAGCTAGTATCTGAGCTAATAGGTTGATAACCTTCAATCCTATTATTATCGCCAGGATAATCAGGATTGTTGCTGGCCTCAATACCAACAATAGCTTCGACTTTAAGTCCTTGTAATGCAGACGCATTATCTGGAGCTTTGTCCATGTCAACAGCTTTTAACAAAGAGCCGAACTGTCGTCCTGCAATTTCTCTGACCATGTCTTGTTTGTCAGTATCGCTGTTTTCATACCAAAGGTTGAAGTTATCTCGCAAGATCCAACCTGCAAATTTTTCTCCAACCACTTTAGCCTCTAAAGCCAGGTATGGATTACCCGCTTTCGAGTCTTTCTTTTCGCAACTAGATACTTCCACCGTATAAATACCTTCTGGTATAGTACTCGATGGATCTTCAAAGCTGATTTCTACATTATCAAAATCACCCATTTTTCTCTTCTCCTATATCGAAGCCTAGTTTTTTAATAATAAGCGTTAAGTTAGGGGCCTCGAAATCATCCAACTTACCACTTCTATCTTTAGCAATGTAATTAGCTCCACCGACAGTCTGCAACCATCGTTCAGGAACTTTCTTACCTTGCTCGTTTTCTTCACCCTCAAAGATACGCAAAGCCAAAACCTCATCAAAGAAGTAAGGTATTTGGACAGGTAGCTTTGCACCAACCATCATTGGTTGATAGTGAAATGCGCCTGTTTGCTCGTCACGAAGTTTATCCTCTTTCGCAACAAAGATAACATGCACTTTTAAATCTCTAAATCTACGCATCGTACGGGTCATCACTTCAATGACTTCGCCGTAAGCTCTACGCGGATCTTTTGATTTAAGTTTTTCTGAAGCCAACAATATTTCAGACATTTCTGTAACACTATCCAGGCAAACTGTATCGTAAGCCAGCTCTCCTTTTTCTAGTGCAGCAGCAATCTCTTCAATGTCGCTTGCTTCTTTGACCTCTATGGCATCAACATTGGTAGCGCCTTTAATAGACAAAAGCCCTGCTTCCATACTGATGATTAGAGTTTTACCTGGTGCGGATGCACAGGCGGTTGTTTTACCCGCTCCTGACGAACCGTAGATAAGAAGCTTGGCTCCTTGTTTTTCTACTAGATTGTTAGGATCGGTGATTCTTTCACTTATAGACATATAGTCCTCCTTTTTTTTATGTAGGGTATTTTAATTCATGTAAAAATAAAATACAATAAGCGGAATAAGAAAAAAGACAAAAAGTTATAGGAGAGGAAATGTCAACGAAATTACAAAAACAAAATCAATGGATAGCTAATTACTATTTCAGACTTTTTGAACTGACAAAGGTTAGTTTACATGAAATAAGTAAAATAGTAGAGCCTGAATATAAGGAGAGAAAAGTGGAAAGACACACACTTAAAGAATACATCGAGTTCCTCGGCACTGACGCCGCTGCTGAACTTTTTGGTTGCCCTGTAGCTACAGTTAAAAGCTGGCGGTATGGACATCGCCAACCAACTGTTAAACAAGCAAAACTTATTATCAAAGCTACTGGCGGCAAACTTGATTTTGAATCAATATACGGCCCTGTGGATGAAATTGAAGTTTAGTGTTCAACATACAAGTAACATCGCAGGATTCTGCGTTGGATCTAGCACTTGCCTATGCGGAACATGGCGTAAGCGTAGTACCTTTACAAAGAAAAAATAAAGTACCACCAAAAGAGCTAGGCGGTTGGGAGCAATACAAAACCCAACAACCGACGACGGAACAAATAACCAAGTGGTTTGAAAATCGCAATGACCTAGTTGTTGCTTTGGTATGTGGTGACTTTATCGTTGCTGATGCTGATACTCCAGAGGCCGTAGCTTGGGCAGATAAAAATCTACCTGTAACTCCATTTAAAGTAGCAACAGGCAAAGGCGTCCACTACTACTACAACAACCCAGAAAACTTCACCACCTATGTAGCCAAAAGAACCGCAGAGGGCGATCCCGCAAAACTGATTGATATAAGAGGGGCAGGCGGTCTTATTATTGCCCCCCATAATATTCATGCCAACGGCAATGTCTATAAGCCAATAGTTATACATGATTGGCAGTTAGATGATGTCAGCGATTTGCCAAACTTTACCAAAGAACTTTGGGTAATGATTACAGGAGCTGAGAAAGCCAACGGTAATCCTATACAAACTCCTTTTTCTTTAGACGGCGTTAGCCAAGGCTCAAGGAACGACCAAGCAGCTAGATTGGCTGGATATTTGGTTGCTAAGAATCTTAATACAGACTTTGTGCATTTTTTTGTTAATGCTTGGAACCAACAAAATGTTCCGCCTTTACCTGGATCAGAAATAGAAACTACTGTTAATAGCATACAAAAAACCCATGATAGAAAAAACCAACAAGCCCCAGCTTACATATCTAAACAAGTTAATATTGCAGAACCAGTAGATTTATTTAGTCCGCCAGGCATATTAAAAGACATTTTTGATTACTCAGAACAGGTAGCCCAAATAGCTCAGCCTGCACTTAGCATGCAAGCATCTTTGGCTTTAGGATCTGTAGCACTTGGACGTATGTATAAAACAGATATGAATAACTTTTCATCTTTGTTCTTCATGTGTATTGCAAAATCAGGGCAGGGCAAAGAGAATGTAAAAACAGTTATAGAGGCCATCTTAGAGCAAGCTGATTACTTAGACCTTATGGCGGGCGATGGTTATACCTCTAGTGGCGCTATCTACTCTTTGCTTAGATACAAACCAACTCATATAACAGTAATGGACGAGTTTGGTAAAAGGCTTGAAAGCATATCTAATTCTAGTAACTCTAACAAAGAAGATGCCTTACAAGTCCTTATGGAAACTTGGGGTAGGTGTCATGGTATCTTGCGTCCAGATAATTACTCGATGATGACGCTAACCCAAAAACAACAAAAGGAAGCCCTTGATAGATCAACAGTTAAACCAGCTATTACCTTGGTTGGTATGAGTGTGCCAAAGAATTTTTATGGCGCTTTATCAACAGGCCGTATTGTCGATGGGTTTCTCAATAGATTTATCGTGGTTGAATCTACTCTGCCAAGAGTCGTTGGTAAGATGAAGAAGTTTGTCAAGCCACCTAAACCTATATCTGATTGGGTGGTAGGTATTAGAGAGGTGCGCGATGAAATGGAGCAAATATCAAGAGATAACGCTGAGTTAGATTTCAAGCAACGCCTTATAAGTTTTAGTGATGAAAGTAAAATACTTTTAGAAAAGCTTGCCTACGATCTTGTTGACCGACAAAACAAACTAGAAAAAGAGGGGCTCGAAGTATTACTTTCAAGAACCAGAGAAAAATCTATGCGACTTGCAATGATATGTGCTTTAGCTGATAACAGGTATGCAAAAAGGATAGAAGCACCATTTACTAAGTGGGCTATAGATTATGTCATGTATTACGACCAGGTATTGATTGAGGCTTGTCGCGACAAAGTTGCAGGTTCAGAGATGGAGGGTCGTATTAAACAGATACTCAGCTTTATCAGATCCCAAGGCGAATGGGGTATAAGCAAGCGTGATATTGATAGGCGAGAGATATTCAGATCAATGAAGTCGTATGAAGTCAAAGAGATTATAGAACGGCTTAAAAATTCAGGCGAAATACAAGAGAAAGATTTACGTGCCAAGGGGACGGGTAGACCGACCAAAAGGATTGTTGCAATCGACCCAGAGTTTTTCAGTGAAGATTGATA